TTCATATACTTATCAAAGTTTAAAACATAAGAAACATATTCAGGAGAATTTATATTCTTAGGATTTTCTACATAAGCTCTAAAATCTTTTATTTGAGATAAAGCATCAAGCAAAACTTCAGACAAAGCTTTTGATTGGCCTTTAACATTACCAGCCATAGCTAAGTTTATATATGCTATTGTTTTAGATATTTGATCAATTTCATTTTCTTTTGTTGATTCCATATATATATTAGACTTCAACAAAGGAATCATATCCCTTTTTTCAATAAGTGCTTTCTGATATGTATCTAGTAAACCAGCTGCAGCATTATATTCATCATAGTTTTCTGCTGCTTTTTTATCATCTTCAGTTGTTTCCTCTTTCTGGTCCTTACCATTCCATATTTTATTGTATGAACCTTCTTGATCTTTTTCTAATTTACTTTTTTGATAGGAGTTTCTTACTTCTGGTACAAGAGCATCTACTAAATTAAGATTTTGACTTACAGGATGAGGAACCCATCTATCAAATTCAATTGATCCATCAAACACTTGATCAGATCCTGTTCCTTCTATACCAACTTTAAAGTGTATTGTAGAGGTGGCCCATTCATCATAAGATACTTCATACCCCATATTTTCAGCCATTCTTCTATAAACATTAACTTGTAAGTTATGCTGTTGCTCTGTTGATAATTCTTTTGCTAATCCTTGTTGATATAACACTGAGTCTTGTTCTAAGGCGTAAAATCTTTCTTTATATTGATTTCCTACACGCTTTCCTTTTTTATCATTTAAAGCTACCTCTTTACTTAACTCATTTTTTGTAGTCTTAAGATCCATGATGTTAATTCTACCATGTTGATCTATAATAAATACATCTGCAGTACCCGCCATCTTAGAAGCTTCATCAAACAAAACAACTTGAGATAACACAATTGCACCTTTCATTTTTAAACTATCCATAATACTAGCAAGAGTATCAAAAGTATCTTTAGCTTTATCTTTAGATATGTTATTTGTCTCTAGTGCAGCATATGCATCTTCAAAAGAAAGGTTAGCAATAACACCATCTAATAGTGTGTCAACCTCATTACCAATATCCAAGTTAATCTTATGAGCAACTTGTTTATCTGGTGAAAGTTTTCCTTTTATAGCTGTGGTTACTGATGTATATACTTTATCAGAATCATTAGAATTTATGTATGTATGATCTTCTTTATTAAGTGTTACAATTGAATCTCCAGCAGCTGCATCTTTTACTGACGCTGACAGAGAATCAACAAGACCAGAGTTTTCACTCTGTGCTACATTAAATAGCTGCATTATAATAGGCTTCTGCGTATCATTAGCTCTTTCTAGTGCATCTTTGACTTGTATTTCTTTAGATGGTGATAAACTATATCTTAATTTACCATCAACTCTTTTTTCTAGTTTAAACTGAATACCCTCTGTATTAAGTAGTTTAGCAATATCACTTAGACTTGTACCCGGTTTAATAGCAGATACAGGTAACTCTCTACCAGTAATATATTTATTAAGGTTTTCAATTACTCCTTTAAACCACTCAAGAAGTTCTTTAACTTTTGCTAAGAATCCTTTTGTAGGTGTTGTTTCATATTCTTTTTTGAAGTGTCTTGATAATGCTTGTGTTACAATTTCAAGATCTCTTTCTGTATCTGTAAAGTTTCTTGTGCTACTATTGTAAGCATCTTCAATTTCTGCTGATAGTTCTGGAAAATTATTTACTGCTTCATCAAGAAGTGAGTTAAATAATTCTTCATTCTCCATCTTTACTGCATCTATAAAAGGATGCAGCATTTCTTCAATTGCTATTTCATCTGTAACCCTACCCTTTATTAAGTAAGCTACACCATCCATATAAAAAGAATTTATCTCATTAAAAGGAACGTTATTGGTTTTAGTTTTTGGTAATGATTCATACATTACTCTTGCTTGTGCAACAGATAACATTTTAACTTGTATCTGTGGAAACATTCTCTTAAGATGCATAACAACCGCTCTTGATCTATTGGTGTCCCATGATCTTGAACTTTCAAGTATATCTCTAGCAGAGAACATATTATTGTTAGGTTCAATCTTATAGCTTTTTGGCGTTCTTGTTACTGTAAATGAATCTTTTGGTATGTTATTAATTTCTAAGTATCTGTAAAACCTTTTTAGATTACTTTGTAAAAAAGCTTCATCATATGATAATGTCTGAGGATTTGAATTATTAATTAAAAACTGCCCTGCTAAATTGCTACCTATTCTTTCTCTTCTTAAATTATTGAGCACGCTTTCTCCAAATGCTTTTCTTTTTAATGAGAATGCAATATCTTGGTCTTTAACCATAGTCTGAGCTTGGACAACACTAGGAAACGCATCAGAATCATTAACACGTTGCCAGTCACTAATAACTTTAGATGTTTTGATATCAGTACCATATTCATCCTTTAATGCTTGGTATCCCGGATCATTTCTATTATAACATTTAGCCATTTGATTATTGTTTAATTATATAAGACATTTAAGTCTCTCAATTATTTCTTGTTCTCCCTCTTCTGTTTGTGAAAATAAATCACCGTATAAAGCTATTGCATCATCAAGTGTTTTTATATTTTCTCCAGAAAGCTTTTCTAAAGCAGCACTATTACCTTCTACATTTGCATCCCACCATTCTACTAAACTTGAGGCTTCTGAAATTTCTTCTGAAGCAAAAAGATCAAGTTCTAGTTGTTCTTGCTCTTGTTGTTCAAGTTCTGTAGCTTCTGGAATGCTCATATCAGTATCTTCTATAATAGCATTTCCTGTCTCATCAAATATAGCACTATCTGTGTTAGCAGACAACTCAGCCATTATTTTTGCCATATCAGATATATTTGTTTCTGCTGCATCTATATCTGCTTTAACTGTTACAGAATCTGTAGTTTGATTAACTATTGCTGAGTCAGAGTTTAATACTTCATTAACTTCTAGTATAGCTCCAAGATTAGTATCAACAGGATACTCAACCTCACTAGTTTGTTGTGCTGGTTGTTCTAGTTGTGCAGCTCTATCTTGAGGTAAACTATTTTGTGTAGTTCCTTTGCCTACATTTCTTGCTTGATCATATGTAAGTCTAGGTCCTCCTACAAAACCACCACCAAATTGTTGATTAGAACCCATAGAAGGAACTTCTAAGTATTCAGTTACCTTTGCATTAGGATTATCTTTAGCAAGCAATCTAAACAAAACATAGAAATCTCTACCTTGTCTTTCAACTTTAACCCTTACAAACTCTTTTGCATTTACATGTTCAAAACTCTCAGAAGTAATAGTAAACTTATTAGGTCTAGAAACTGGGTCAAAAGTAAAGCCTTCATCAAGACTAGAAGCATCATAAGTGACAAGCAATGGTCCTACAACATTAGATTGTAAGTATCCATATTTAAAATCTTTCATCACTTCTTCTTTAGAGATACCAAAGACACTTTCAAATTCTACTTGTCCTTTAAGTGCAGCTTCTACAGAACCAACATTCTTAAGATATTTATTCATAATAAAAGGACTCATTGCACTCATAAGACTTCCATACTTAAGCTGCAATCCATCTTTAACCATCATGTAATGCAGAATGTCTTCAGCTATTTCTCTTGTCTCAAGTGAACCATATAGTTTTGCAAAGGATGTTTGTAAATCAAGTTTATTAGATGCATTAAGTCTTCTCCATGTATCCGCTTTTACTAAATTCATTCCTGTGTTATTACCCTGAGTTCCGGCATATTGAGTACCTACAAAATTATCTAAGAAGTAATTAGGCTCTGCACCTTGTTCAGCTCTTAGCAATTGTAAATCTTCAATTTTTTTAATCAATGATAAGTTAGTTGTACCTACAGGACCAGGATAAAGCAATGTGTTTTCTACAGAAGAATTACCAGAGCTATTATTAAGAAGATGTTGGTATGACTTAATTGTTAAATAAGATAATAGATCTTGTTCAATACCATTTTTTGCTACATTATCAAAACCTCTTGAGTCAACATTCATTTGATTATAAGTAGGCTCTAGTATATCATTAAAGTCCTGACTCATAGTTAAAATAGTGTTAGGTAAAAGATCATTATGTATTTGACCAAATATTTCTAAATAAGTACTCTGCCAAGTTTTGCTATTCTTACCATAAATAGGTCTGATATTCATAGGTGCTTCCTTATCAAACAAACTAGTAATTGTCTCAATAGCATCTTTCATTTCTGGTATTGAACTAGGTAGACCTTGAGTAAGACTTGTTACTTTATTTATTTTACCTGTAAAGTTTTTAATGTTATTAAGTCTTTCAAATAAAAATAGTATTTGAAGTCTTTCATTATTAGTTAAATCTTCAGTGCTGTCTACAGCTGTCTCTAAAAACTCATCTGATAGTTTTACAAATGGTGGTTTATTGCCACCTTCTTTTTCCTTAGCAACTAATGAGGCTAAAGATCCAATACGTTTTGTTAAAAGAGTATCTAAACCTGCATCAAATTTGTCCTCTTTATTTAAAGCTTGATCATACAAGTCTCTTATTTCAGCAGAATTTACTAATAAAATTGAAGTTCTTAGTGGGATCCCCAATGAAACCATATTACCAACTAAACCAACAGCATGAATATTAAGTCCAAACTTTGCTATTAAACGTTCTTTAGCATTATCAGTTTCCATTGTTACTAGAGTAGAAATAATATCTTGTATTCTTTCACCATTTATTTTGTCTTTAGTAAACCCATCATATGTATTATTATTAAATTTTATAGGTCTAGCTAATTTAATATTGTACTCACGCAATAAACTTAAAGCTAAATTAGGTTTAACAATAGCACCAATTGCAGCTCCTTTGTTTGCTTCAAAGGCTTTTATCATTCCATGAAGTGTGTCAATATCTACATCAGAATCCTTTCTGCTTGCAAATAATTCTATACCCTCAACATTAGAAAGCTCATCAAATAAATCCTCTAATATTTTTAAGTCAGCTGCTTGATAAGCAATAGGTAAATCAGACTTACCTTCACCAGCATCTTGATCAATAGTCTTTAGTGTTTCACCTGTTACACCAGTATTACCTGCTAATACATATCTATAATCTAAAATGTTATTGTTTAAAACCGCCTCATTAGGTGATCCAAACTTTTTAGAATATTCTTCAAATTGTTTTTTAGTAACAGGAAGACCCAATATTAACATTGCTCTAAGAGCTTCTTCTGATATACTGTTTACACCTTGTTTATCTGTAACTCTATTTTGTTCAGAATCACTCAAAGAGTTTTCTCTTCTAATAGCCAAGGTTTCCTCCTTGTATAAAGAAGATGATGTACTATAAATATTATTAGGTTCAGAAGCTTTTTGATTCATGTACTTTATATACTCAAAATAAGAATTACCAGAACCGTAAGCTTTAAATTCTTTATTGCTATCTAAATAGTACTCTTTTGCCAATGCATATACTTTATCAATATCAAAATCCGCTCCTGATATTTCTACAAGTTCTTTTGGAAATATAGCTGTTGAACCATAATATACAGGCATAAAATCAACAACTCTTATGTTTACAGCTGAATGTTTATCTTGTGTTGGTATACGTACTCCAAACAACTTGGCTACTGCATCTGGTATTGAAGCATTTGAATTTTCTTGAATTAACTCCATTACATTTCTATCCATAGGAGGCATAATAGTTTCACTATATCTTACTCCTGTAGGCTCCCCATTTACAACATCATCATTTTGGTATTCCATAACCCCTGTTCTAAGAACATCAAGAACAAGAATGCCATCATGTTTACCATCAACAAGATCATTTATATTTTCTAGGCTCTCTCCATTATAAGAACTTTCTCTTACAATCTCAGATCTAATAGGCATACCGTTTTTCATTTCATATACACGTCTGTAAACCTTATGACCAAATGAAGATAGTAATGCAACTGAAGTACCAGGTACTTTTTCTCTTAGTGTGCCTTTGCTAAAGTAAGTCAAGAAAAGTTGTTCAAACTTTTTAGCTGTTACCGGACTGTTTAAATTATACTTTTGAACACCATCTTCAACTCCAAAGAACTCAAGTAAGTTTGATGCAGCTCCTGAAGCCATAAGACCTTTTTGTGCTTCTAATAAAAATGCAGCAAGATTTGGGGTAATGGCTCCTTTTTCTTTTGATAATTCTAACTCATCAAGTGCCGTGTCAAAACTAAATACTAAATTTCTTTTGTTTTTGTATTTTAAAGTTACTCTTTCTCCTACTGCTTTGTTGTATGCGTCTCTTACTTTTCCTACAGTATTTAACTCAGGGCTTCCTTCTATAGTAATTTCTACATCATCACTTTGTTCAGAAGTTATAAGCTCCTTGATTTGGTTCATATCAGTTACTATAATCTTGTTAGAAGGGTTTACAACTTGAAGACCCAAGTAAGATGTGTCTAAATTAATAGATTGCAAATCTTGTGTTGTATCAAATACATTTGACTCAAGTAAATTAATCCCCTGTTTTAGCATTTTTATTGCTGAAACTGGAGCCGCCATTGCAAAGTTTTTATTTGCTTCTTCATTAGCTTCCATTTGTTCACGTAAATAATGAAGCTGTTGCATGTTAGGTTTAGCCTCCCACGTACCTGTTTTTTGATTATAGTTGGATGTATACTCTTTTGTTAAAACGGTAACTGACATTTTTAAAGCAGTTTTACCATCCATATATACAAACTTCTTAGAGTTTATAAAGTCCTGTTGCTTTGCTAAATTAATAGAGTTTTCAGCAGAACCCCATGCTCTATCAGCATTTATAGACTCACCCTTATCAATGCTATCTAGCATACTTGCCATTGCAGGACTTAATCTACCAAATGCAAAAGTAGAATATCTTATACCTTTTGTAGTAATATAAACTTGAGCATCTGCTAATTCAATATCATTACCTGTAAAATCAGACTTAGCTGTTGGATCTTGGAAAGGATATAAATCAAAATTAGTACTAGAATGAGTAATACCTTTATTAAGATCCGTAATTTCACTATAGGCACTATAGTATGCAGCATTCTGTAGTTTTGCTCTTTTAACTTTATCAACCATGTCTTTTAAAGATACAGCTTGATCACCAAGCAGTAAATCATTCATTGACTTAGAATTGATATAGTTGTTAAAAAATATTTGTTTTAAGTTATATGCTGAATCATTTGTAAGATTTAACTTAAGTTGTGATAATTCAACAGCACCTCTAGAAACACCAGATGCAATAGTTAATCCGTTTAATACTTGCGTAGAAAGATTATCTTTTGCTTTTAATGATGTAATCACATCATCAAATTCTTTAAAGCTTTGCTCTAAGCTTTTATTAACTTCTGATCTAATAGATGCATTTGTTACACCTACAGCTAGTGACACAGCTTGTTTAAAAGAAACCGTCTCTCCTTGTTTAGCTTTATCAATAGCAACTTGTATTAATGCTTTTTTGGTTGATTCAGAAAGCAATAATCCATTATTAGTAAATTTGAATGCTCTGCCTTTATCAGACCTATCACTTTTTTCATTATTAAATCCTTGAATATCACCAGGTGCATTTTCAAATGCTAATGTTTCTTTGCTAATTCTATTAAACTCAGCCTCTATGCTATTTATAAATACATTAATAGCTTCTGGTGTAAGAACAACATTACCGTTAACTTCAGTAACTGCTTTAATAACAGGCAAACTTGTTAGGTCTCCAGTGTTAGCTGCTTCCATTACTCTTAAAAATACAGGAGCCATTGCAACTTGTTGGCCGCCTTTTCCTTCTACAGTTTCAACTCTACCCGTTCTTCTGTTAAAATTAGAAACATAGTTGTTTATAATAGCTATAGCAAACTCTTGTGGCGTAAACTCTCCAAAACTTTGTGTTGATTTATTTTTTGATATAGATTCATTTAATATATCTTCAACAGCTTGATCATTTTCAGCGTTTGTAATTTGCTCTTTAATTTTACTACCAGCAACTCTTATTACTTTTAGTCTATTCTGATCAGATAAGTTTAAAAATGCTTCACTATTAAGCAAATAATTATTTGATAAAAAGTCTTCACTTTTTAATTGTTCAATTTTAGATCTGTTATTTAATGACCCAATGCTTTTTAAATGATATGTAGGTAATTGATGAGCATATACAATATCACCATTAGGATTTATAAATGTTGATGATCCAATTGTTTCATCAAATGCAGCATTAGAAATACTAAGCTTAGTAAGTCTTGATGCCATACCATCCTGTTTAGTGGAATATATATTTGCATTTGTACTAAACCCAGAATATAATTGATCTAATAAATCATTTGTTATTGGTTCCTCTGTATATCCATCTGACAATGCTTTTAATTCAGGACTGTTTTTTAAGTCAGCTTCTGTTTTAGATTTAGCAATACTATATGCAATGTAGTTAGGGCTTAATCTAATACCTATTAGATCAAACATGCGTTGAGAAAACTCTCTAGACATTTGATATGCTAAAGATGTTGACTCTGGATATGAAGTCATTGCCTCTTTCATATCTTTAGTAAGGCTTAAGAATTGCTTTAATCTCTTAGGGTTAGCTGCAGCAAGTTTTCTTTTTGTTATGTATGCTTGAGCCCATTCATCTAACTGAGCATTAATATCATCTCTTTCAGATGCGGTATATACTAATAAGTTACCATTACCATCTCTTTCATTAAATAGATAATCAACCTTGTAGTTTTCAAATCCTTTTAATATTGATATCAATAATGAACCATCTTTAACATCTTTAAATGGTTGCTCTGATGTTAGACCTTCTATTGTTAATCCTGTATCATTAAATAATTTATCTACAACTGCCTTACCTTGTGGATTTAATCTAGAATATGCATACATTCTTTTAAGCATAACTACAGGATCACTTTCATTTGAAACTGATTTTAATAAGCTAGTATATGCTTCTTGAAATTTAACAGGAACAATCAATGCTTCACCCTCAGTTAATTCTGTCTTACCAAAGAAGTCAGTATCAACCATTGTTGTAGTAGCTATATATGATCTTACTTTATATGATAAAGAGTTAAAGCCACCTATCTCTGCCGCATCTTTATTAAAGTCACTTGTACTTCTTATACCTGAAGTCTCTTCAACATTTTCTATTTTTAATTGATTAGCCTGATCCATATCAGAAATAACATTAATCAAAGCAAACACTTCTTTTTTAATGTCTTCAGGATAATTTATAAATGCCATATCAATTTGTTCAAGATATGCTTTCTTTGTTCCAGAAAAACCTTTGTTGGCTTCTCCCTCTGGATCAAGCATAATCATGAAATCTGTTTCAAGATCATTATATACTTTTGTAGGGTTATATGACTTTTCAGTTAATGATAATTCATTTACTCTATTTATAAACATACCAGCCATAGATCTAATTAAAGGATCTATTACATCTGAGTCAACATACAGCTCTCCTGCAGGCTCACCATTTTCTACAGCTTTAGATGCTGTGTCATATCTAACTAATGCATTGGCAATACTAAACGCACCGCTTAAAGAGTCATCAAGTTGTGTAAATTCATTAAGTTGTACAGGTGCATTTTTAAATTTACCTGAATCTATATTTTCATATAACGTTAGTAACTCTGTAGAAGAGTACTTAGAAAATACAGCTTTAATCCACTCTATTAACTTAGTAAAAAATGATTTTATTTCTGTATCTATTTTTGAGCTTCTTGGATTCATTTTGAATGCATCAAATTCATCCGCCATATATTCTTCAGCAAACTCATTTTCTAACTCAAGTTGAGACATTTCTTTATATTGCTCAGCTGAATTCTTAAACTTTTCTAATTCTATTTTATACTTAGATCCATACTTGGCTTTTAATTCTTTTTTAGCAATACTTCTATATCTATCAATCTGCCCTTGAGTAAGAACTGTTCTAAATATACTATGGAATGCCTCATGGTATTTATAAGGGCTTAATGGGCTTGTATATATAATACCGTTTACATCTACTCCATTAGCTACCCTATCTAAATTTAATACAAAAGAACCTACTCTTTCATATCCTTTAGAAATACCATTGTCAGCAAGAACCAAAAGATCTTCTACACCAATTATATCTGGTAAATTATCATTAGCCCAATCTAAAAACTCATTGTAGTCTTCTATACGCTCTACTTCTGATGTTGCTTGTACTAGCTTATTAGCTCCTCTTTCTAGTTTTTTTCTTTTAGCTAATAAATCTTGGTACTCCTTGCTTTCTTTAATAGCTTTTATTTTATCCTTCTTGGTAGTTAGGCCTTCTTCTAGCTTCTGCTTTAAAGCACTAAGCTCATTTTTTACAGTATCAAGAGTAGTTTCTTTTTCTGATTTTTCTACAGCTAGTGCACCGGCTCCTCCACCTTTAATCACCATAAGGTTAACTAACTGTTTAAAGTTTGAGTCTTTCATTAACTCTTTTTCTCTTTCAGTTAATTCAATCCCTCTGAGTATTGCATTAGAAATATGATCAATATTTTCTTGATATTCTCCAAAGTTATTATTAGATACATCATCTACCATTTTATCAAACTCAGCTTCTTCCATATCAGATACGGAATCCTCTGCTTCTGCAGATGTAGGTCTATCTCTACCTACTGCTGATTCCATTTCTAACTCATTGCTTTTATCTGTATTAGGAATATATGCAATATCACGTGATAATTGTATAGCATCTGATGAAGCAGAAACTTCTGCTGTTTGATTTTTTACTACTTGTGGTAAAACTTCAGTAGTACTATTTTCATATATTACATCAGGAGATACACCTGTTGCAAAAGATTTTCTAAAGTTTTTATTTTTTAATCCTGCATTTAAATCATCTACTGTTTTATCTTGATTATACTTTGCAAGTAAGTCTTCAAATACATCTTTAGCAGACTCTTTTGCTTCAACTTGTTCTGGTTTTAGACCAACATTTAAACTTGTTTTAGTGCTTGTATTATCTAAAGAAATAAAAATAGATCCGTCAGGTCCTACATTTAACTCTATTAAGTTACCCGAATAACTACTTAAAAACAATCTTTCATTTAATTCTGCATTATACTTTGCAGCTTCTTCCATACTTTTTTCTGAATCTTTTATAGCACCTATTCTTTTAGCTGCCTCAACTACATCTACATATAATTCTTGTAATTCAGTATTAGTATATTCAACCGGTTTTAAATTTACTTTTGCGTATGTACCATTTGGCAACCTAACCATAGCTAGATATCTGTCAGTACCCTTTCCTGCATCCAGTAAGTTATCCCACTGATTCTGCATTCTAAGTTGTTGCTCTATTGCTTCTTCTAAAGCCTCTCTTTCTTTACCTTTTAAATTAGTAGTAAAGTCATAAATTCTTTTACCTGTCTCTTTATCATATTTTAAATCAAATACAAATAAGTTACCTTCTTGATCTGCTGTATTGTACTGCAATGCATCCATTGATATAGGATAAACCGTTTCTCTAGATTTAGCATATGCAACTTGACCACCCCCGGCTACTAAGTTTATATTAAAAGGAAGCTCCTTAGAGTCTGCCATAAAATATGAAGGCTCACTACCTATATTTAAATTATCAAATGTTTGTACAATTAATGCATTTATTGCAAACGCTCTGTGCACTTTCTCTAGTGCTTCAGCTTTTTGTTCTTTGTTTAATCCTTTTTCTGCTAGTATAACATTGCTTGCTTGTTCTCTAGTCATAGATCTAGGATCTATAGGACTGTTTGTACGTTGATCTCTAATTAAAAAAGATTCATTGTTTATATAAGCAAAAATTCCTTCCTCACTATTGGATGGTTCAATGCCCATCTCAACTAGTTTTATGTTAATACTATCACGTAAATCAGATGTAGCTGCTCTTATACCAATGACGTATTTACTTACTAATCTATCTATTAATGGATTTGCTTCTTTATATATTTCACCATCTCTATTTTTAGCAACATAAGCACCTGTATTGTTACCGCCATCAGAAGTTCTCATAACAACCAATTGCAATCCTGCTATTTCTTCAGGAGAAAGCAAACTAAGAATAGCATTATATCTTTCTATTGCTTTAGCATTATCAGTACCCACACCACCTTCAGTATAGTTTACATGAGGATAGAATGAAGTTAAATCTTTTAATTGAATCTTAGTTACTGTATCCGGAATCAAGTTAAATGTAGTTTCTTCTAAAGTAAACTTGCCATTAAACTCACCTTGTGGAATAAACAAAAACTTTCTTTCTGAAATAGGACCTGTATTATCAGATTCTTTAATTACTTTAAGCTTTTGATTTTCTCCATACTTTTTAGAAAACCTTGGATCTTGAACAACTATATATTTTACACCATCTTTGTATACTATTTGTCCATATGTTAATCCATCAACACCGTCAAAACTAAATGGAGTTGTGGAGTCTACTAGATTTGCATTCAAAGATTCTAATGCTTGTTTAGCTGTTTTACCTTGTCCAGATAAAAATACTCCTTGTACTGATTTAAAATTTGTATCTATAAAGTCTAAGATATCATCTGATAACTCATTGCCTTTTTTATCCAGGAGTTTATACATTTCAACAATTTCTCCTGTTTGGTTATCTACTACTGATATCTTATATATATCTGCAGTAACACCTTCTTTATAGAAAACTCTTTGAGGTGTATCTTCTAACGCTTGCCCTTCTTCTAAACTAACATCTTTACTTTCAACAATATCAGACATTTCAACACCTGATTGATTTAGTATTGATGTTATAACAGGGTTGTTAATTAAAACTTCAGGGTCTTGTAGAAACTCTTCAAATCCCGTATCATTTTTTATTACATCTTTTTCAAGCGGATTGATAAACTCTAATATACCCTCAACATTTACTTCAGGTTTTCCTGATGCCCAAACCTTTTTTATAGCATTAACAACATTTCTAATATTCACTGCTTCTGCAGTATTCATCCATTCAGTGCTATCTAAAATAGGCTGTCCTAATCTTGCTTGTTTTGCTCTATATTTATTATAACTTCTTTTTAAAGCATTGACTAATAAAGGGCTATTAACACTTACATCAATTTTAATATCTATTCCCGCTTTATCTAAAAGCATATCTAGTGCAGATCTAGTTTCTTCACTTTCTTCAATAGATATTTCTTCTTCTGTTTTTACTTCTTCAGGTTGAGTGCTTTCTGCTCTAGTTTCTTTATAAACGTTTAGGTGACTTTGAATTTGTTTAAATAATACTGAATGTACTTCTGGTACAACCTTACCATTATCATCATAGAAGTCCTGTAAAAATGTTACATTACCTGTTTCCAAAAACATTTTTGTTTGTGAAATAGCCGGGTATACACCCATTTTACCTAACTGATTTATTAATTCATTTGCCTCAACAATACTTACATACTGCTTTAACATTGCTTCAGTTATCTTAGAACGCTGATTATAAATCTCTTTGTTTACTTCGTATTGTCTTTGTTGAATCTCAGAAAACTTTTCTGGATTTTGCATGTATTGAATAGCTTTATCATATACACGTGCTCTTCCTTTTAAAGCACCGTAGTCAACAATTTGCTCAAGAGCTGCATCTATTTTTGATTCATCAGCAAATGTACCAGCAGCAGATGCCATGAATCTTACATAGTTTCTAAATTCAGTTCTAAGCTTTCCTTTTAAAAGTTTGTTTCTTTTAAAGGTTCCATTCTTAAATCTATTCTTTGGATCAGTAATGATTTTTTGAATGGCTTTTAGTCTTTTTATTTTTTCTTTTTTTGTTTTATTAGATTCTCCAATACCTTTATCTGAACCTTCAGTTGCAATAATCTCAAGGTTAAGCATATCTATTTCATTCTGAATTGATTTTTCATCAAGCAAGTTTGTTATATCATTTGCTGACATTTTATCAAATAGCGGATCAGATTGTAATTTAGTGTAGATACTATCTGCTCTTTCTAATGCTCTTGTAAATCCATCATTAGTAAACATATATAAATAACGCACATGTTCATATGCTTCTTCATTTAACATTTCTCTAATGTATTCTCTTTGTTGAGTCTTAGGATTAAATTTATTTTTGTTAAAAGGGTTTTTGTATTTATCCTTGTTTAAATTATAAGACTCCTCCATCTTATCAATACCCACAAGCATATCATTAATACGTCCTCTTAGCTTACCATCTTTTTTATCTTTATTAGATACGCCTGGAAATGCTTGAGCTAACTCTTCATCTGTTAATTCTAAAAACCCTTTTAATTGATCTTTAAAATGTTGTGACCCATTACCAGCAAACATTGTATAGTATTGTTGGAATTTAGCTCTATCAGCACTATCAACAAAATTAAATATATCAAGAGCACCCTTTATGTTTTCAGCTGCTTCTTTCTGAATCATAAAGTTTAATCTGTTTACATCAAATAAACTAGAAGGATCTATTGCTTGAGCATCCCAAGATTTATTATATGATTCTACAACTTTTTGAATCATATTTTCTCTATTAGTCTTGTACTCTGTATATGCTTCCTTTTGAGACTTAGTTGCTAAACCTATACCAGCTTCCTGAAGACCATAGTTATATATAGAAGGTATACCTTGAAAGAATAACTTTTGAGGACCTTGCACTAAACCACCCATTAAAAAACCAGATAAAAACACACCTGCTCCCTCAGATGAAAACTGATCACCCATTGCTGATAGTATCATTTGATTTTTAAGTGCTTCACCACCTTGAGCTGGATTGTTAAGTACTTCTGTATAGTAACCTACTGTTGCTGCAGAAATAGCTTCCTGTCCAATTTCTTGTATACCTTCAGCAACATTGGCTGCAAAATAATCAAGCATAGCTATACCACCCGAACCAACAATACCTTTAAAACCTCCTGCTTTAACTTTTGCTAAAGTGTTTTTGAATCCACCACTTACATATTTAAATGGGCTTTTAATTACTTCACCTGCACCATTGATAACTTTTTTACCTGCGGTGTTAACAATATTTTTATTTATGCCTTTCTGAAATGTAGAACCCAAAGTCCTTTGTATTCCTCTTTGAAAACCACCCATAGCATTACCAATAACAAACCAGTTACTAGCATATATAAGAGGTGCATTACCCAATAATGTTTTAAATGCAGCTTGATTAGCAGCATTAGATACATCTCTACCATCAGTAATACCTTGTCCGCCACTAAAGTTATTAGCATCTGTAAGACCTTGCTTAAGAACCTTGTTGTAAACCATACCTGATTCCAATTTACTTTCAGCCATTGCTAAATTTACAGCTCTAAGATCTCTATAGAAACCACCAAAGCCAGAACTCATTTTAGCAAGATTAGTCATGTTTTGCCCAGCATTTTGTGCTGTCTTCATGTTTTGGAATGCTTTTACTGTGTTTGGTGTAAACCCTTTTCCTAATGTATTAAGCACCATTTTTCCACCTGTAACAGAAGCATTATAAAAATCTCTTGCTGTTTCAAGCTGTTTTGCTTTTTGAAGTATCTTTCTTGTTCTATCAAACAGCTTACTAAAACTGTATATAGCTTTTCCTGCTTTAGCAACATTTGCAACAGTTTTTGCACCAGCAGCTGGAGCAAGGGTACCTCCAGATAAACCAGAAACACCAGCTAGGATAATTTCTTCAATAGCAATAGAACCTAATATACCAAATGTATATGCAGAGTTAGCTGCTAAATTATTAAAGAAAGCACCAGCACCTCCTCTGGTTGATGAAGCAATTCCCATGGTATCTTCAAACTCAGTTGCAGTTTCAAAATCAGGAGCTAAGTAATCTCCTCCTGTAGCAAACTCATATACAGAGTTTAAACCAGTGCCAGCAAGAGACATCCATTGACCTCTCATTCTAGTCATGTCATCCCAGATAGTAGAGTTTGCATTATAAAAGTTTTCCATATTAGAATATGGTGTATAACCTAACTTATCAAATTCAGGATGATTATAATATCTCAAAAATTGACCCTGCCTCATACCAGAAAAAACAGGAGTTATTTTGCTATCAACAAATGGTTTTGAATCTAAAGTTAATACGTTCTTAACTTTTGTATAGTCATTTTCTTTAGGTATATCTTGAGTTATTGGATTATATGTATCAGTTGCAAAACTAGGTACACCAACTCCTAATGAAGCCATAGCACCTATACCATACTTATCTATATCTGCTTTATATTCATTAACACCGGAAATATCATCTGCTGCTAAACTACTACTTAGCAAATAGTCATTAAAGTTTTCTTCAGGAGTTTCAAACATTTCTGCCATAGGCTCAAAGCGGAACTGCCCTTCAGGTATAATGCTTGGGGCAGGTCTTTCTTGATTTCTAATCTCTTGCTGTAATGGCTTGTTAGATTCGTTTTCCATCTAATTTTGATTTATTATTTACCGTGTATAGCTTTATCTTTTTTCTGCAAAGCTCTATTATTAGTTCTAATATTTTCTAAGAGTTCCTGCATCTTCATTGTTTGCTGATCAATACCCATTAAACCTTGGCTAAAATCCATTTTCTCTGAGCCAGTTGAAGTTGTATATTCAGTCCAATTAGCTTGTTCAGCTGGATCTGTTGGCTTAGGATTATATCTATTAATTTCATATATCATATCATAGTCACCGGTTCCATTTTTAGTAATTCTAAAAGTACCTGTATTTGTAATTCCATCATCATTAGGAACAACATAATCATGATAAGTACTATTATCTCCTCCTAATATATCCATTTCAGTAGAAGAAAAATAATCATTTTTTCTAGCTTTAGGGTTTAGATCATACTTTTGATCAAAGACAAGAAATATACCCGTTCCTTGATCATCCTCACCGGCTCCTTTTAATAAAGCAATGTCATCAGTAGTTAATGCACCAAATTGTTTTGTAACGTCTGATGTTGGTCCTTTTACTTTTGAAGCTAACCATTCAGACATATTATCTATTTCAAAACCAGCATGCGTTTTGTCTGCCTTAGATGCTATATCAAAAACAGATTTGTATGAAAGTCTAAATATAGGAGCAATTGCTGCTGTATTAGATCTTTTAGGATTATTAAGCCAAGTTTGTGTATCTTTTATTAATAGATCCAAAACCTTAGTACCAAGACCATCTCTCTGTAGAAGTTGATCTTCATTTTTCAATGTACCAGTACCTATACCAAATGGAATACCGTTTTCTTTTAAGTACTTTAATTGACCAAGCATGTTTTGCATTTCTCCAAATGCATTGGGGCTTGGTGATAACGGATTAAATTCATATGTATATGTAGGATTATTTACTATATCTGCATAGCCACCTTGGACACCATTCTTAATAGATTCAAATGAAGCTGACGCAGTGTTAGCATCTCTTTGATCTGTTAAAGCAGCATTTAATTCTAATGCTAAAGCATCAAAAACTTTTCCTGCTTCACGTCTAAGTTCAGCTTCATCAACAACTTTATTACCTGTTTTAGTCTCTCTATATTTTGTTACCGTTCCACCTTCACCATCTCTAGTTGTATATGGAGTATATGTTACTTCATCAATCATATATCTTTCATCAGTTGAACCGTCTACTACCCATGATTGATCTGTATTAGTTAATTCATTATTCTGAACTCTTCTTAAAGCTTCTTGAAAATGTTCTTCTCTAGTACCATAAGGTGCACCATTCTCATCAAACAAACCTGGCATACCAGCATCTAACATGCCCTTTATATTTTTAGCTACAGTAGACCCAGATGTAACAGTATTCAAAACATCATTGTTATCATAAGCCTCTTTATATGTTCTATATGCTTCTTGAATAATTATATCACCTGCTTTTGCTTTTGTATCTATACCATTAACCCCAACCATTCTATTATACAAAGCATCATATTGTGTTGACTGATCTTGAGTAGTAGGTATATTATCTTTAGTTACCTGTCTAGTATCTATAAATGCAGCTTTATTTGTATTATATAATTCTTTGATAGCATCTATATATTTTAACCCTCCAGTTCCATCTGAATTAGCAGGAGTACTTAATATTCTTCTTAAATCACTAATACTTCCATTTACTTCTCCTCTGCCTTTAATATTTATACTATAGGTTTGATCTTCAGCATTTGTATTTCCTTTAGGGTACATTAGCTGCAGCATTCCGCTTTGGTTATCTGTACCCAATATTGCTCCAACATAATCTACAGCAGTAGACTGTAAATGTTCCGCATAAGCTTTTTGTGTAGTTCCTACAATATCTGAATTAGCCGTAAAATTACCATCTTCATCTACTGCACCAGTTATAGTATTTGCATCTGAAAGACTAAACACAGGTTCATTTAACATAGATGCTAAATCACCAAAAAAACCACCACCAGCAGCAGCAGATCCTTCAGCCCAAGGTAATGCAACAAGGTTTCCTTCCTTGTCATACTTATACCCTTTCTCTAATAAAGTATTATCATCTTTTCTATTTGCTTTATATGCTGCAAGGTTAAATTCATTAGTAGCACGTGCTTGAATTTCTGCCATGTTATATTTAAACTCCTTTTCCTTAACAGCAAATTCATTAGGTTTCATTTCAAAGATATAGTCTCTAGCACTCCATGCTTGAGCAGATTCTTTCATATCATCTATAATGTTACTTTGCATATACAAGTTATATGCTTTATTTATAACATTCTGATTTGTAGGAGTAGGTCTATTGACTTCTTGTGCTATTTGTTTTTTAGCTTCTATATCTAATTTATACTTTTCTATATCAGATAGTTGCTCTCTGTCTAATTTATCAAGACCACTACCCGGTACAATACCATTTTTAGCTTTATAGTTAGACCATGTAACAGCAGAATTTTCTGCTTTACGTAATGCTTCTACATCATTATTTAACTCAGCAGAATTTCTAGCTTCTATTCTTCTAATAGTTTCATTGGCCCACATTTCTTGACCGTTACTAAGAGATGCAGCTGCACCATTATTAACAGCATCAGTTGCAAAGTCCATCCCTGCAACATAAGCTTCCATTTGATAAGCTTTTTGTACAGAAGGATTATCTAATAGGTTATTTCTAATCTGTTGTAGTGCTGCACCAGTAACCAAAGAACCATTTTGTTCAGTAATAATCCAATCAGTGTTGGCTATTTCTTTTCTATTTTCACGTGATACAGGTTTATTAGGATCAAAGTTTGGGTTTGGTACTTTAGCAAACCTATCCATTTTCATTTTCAATGGTGGATCCATGTTAGCCAACATTTGCTGACTCATTTTAAATAAGTTAGCTTTAGGCACATAATCAGGCAAAGACATTCTTAATGCATCTTCTGGATCAGAATTAATAAACTCATCCATTTTATATTGCATGCCTCTCATTCCAACATCCCAGTATTTTTCTTGTACCGTTTGATCAGGAGAATTTAATAAGTTCTGTGCTCTTTGTGATTGATCTCTAAACCTTGAGGTATAGACCATATCCTTTACAGTAATATCATCTTCATAGAATGGTGCAAAAACACTTTTAGCCGCATCTACATTAGAAGCTAATGATAAATCTAATCCTGATATTTGTTCTATTTGAGGAGCAATTTGCTCAGCATATTGATCTCTCCTCTCTTTAGTATCTTCTCTTGATAAGTCTGCATAAACAACTTTATTATATAAGTCATTTGTAGCTTTGTAATTAGCATCATACTTATCAGTTCTAGTTTGTAGAACAGCAGACAAGAATTTATAATCCGGTGTAAACGGTTTAATGTCTGGTAAATAAGTATCTGCTCCTTTAACGTATGTTGCCATAATGTAAAATTAATATAATTATATAAGTTTACAAAGTGTTTTGTATAAACCCTTTAGGTTTACATTCCCATCTTACCACTGTAAAATGGTACCGCCCACTTTGATAACTTTTTTATTTCTTTTCCTTTTTGTGATCTAGTTATTGTATTCCTAGCTGCATCATATCCTACTGGTGCTCCTTGAGTGTTAAGTTCATTTTGACCATATGTTCTTTGAGTATTAGTAGAAGAACTTACAGGACCATATATTCTTTCCCACATGCTTTCTGTAACTTCCCTTTGATTACCCTTTTCATCTTTACCAACAAGTTCTTGCAGTCTTTGCCACTTTTCTATATTTGATTGAACTTGATCTCCTTGATTATCTTTCATTAATTTTTTGCCATTTGGACCAAATTCTACTATACCTGCTCTAGATGGATTAACATTATAATAATCATACAGTTGATTCATATTATATGTATTAGCCATATTGGTAAGTCCTGCATTATATAACTCATTTGTTTTTGCAGTTTGCCAATTCTTAAAGTTATCGGCATTTTGCAATGCAGTAACTGTATCATCATATAGTTTTTTGGTTGTTGCATTATTTAACTGATCAACTTTCATGTCTAACTGAGGCTGCATAGTTGCAACTTGATTCATAGTTCTGACATTGTTCTGATTAACTTGATTAATAGCTTTAGCATTAGCATCTAAAGTTTTACCTTGAATGTTACTACGTGCAATTGCCTGTGGACCATAAGCACCTAGTGCCTGCGCCATTGTATTTTGAGCAGCAAGATTAGCATTTACTCTACCAGTATAGTCATCTAATACATAATCAATTTTTTGATCCTCTAATACTGGAGCAAATGGAAGATATAGATTATCTTTTATATTATTTTGAGCAATAAGGTTATTTATATCTTGTTGCCACCATTGTGGATCTACTTCTGGTTTAGGTTGTACTGCTGGTTTCTTTGTAATCTTTTCTGGATCATCTGGTAAATCCATAAACTTCTCATCTCTTGGTTGATAGTTCATATCAAAACCAGGAGCATTTACAGTATAACCACCTCTCTTACCATCAAATCTTCTTTTTTTCCATTCTTTATCTAGCTTACCATCTCCATCCTTATCATATGTAGCAGGATCATTTTTAAGTCTTTCTGCTAATACTTCATCTGTAAAGAAGTAAGGAATATATTGAACACCTTTTTTGTCAAAGTATTCTTTTCTTTTTTCTTCATATTTATTTTGAAATGTTCTCCAGTTTTTATCATAATCCGGATCTGACATTTTCATATTAAACTTAAAGTCAACCCCTTCTTCCTCTTTCATTGCATCAATGACTGCTTGATTTCTGTAATAAAAATCTTGTTCAGAATCCTCACTAGAAAAAACATTTGAACCATAGCCAAAACCATCTGTATTTACAGCTTGAACATCAGGTAATTGATTACCAGAATACTTACCACTTATAAAAGTTGCTATATCACCTACATTAGGATCCTCATTTAATTCTTGCTGACTTCTTATATCTGGTGTATATGTATCTGCAAGATCTCCTGAACCTGATATTTTATCTTGATCAAATACTTGTACTTGAGTGCCTTCTTTCATGGTTCTACCATCAACAGCTTCTCTCACAAAAGATATTCTGTTTTTACCATCTTTCTTTACTACAGTAGGAACATATCCATCTGCTATATATTGATCATATTGTTTAGCCTTTTCACTTCCTGCTGCATATGGATTTTTATTACCATCAGACTCTACAACAGTTTCTACTTGTTTATCAGTAGCTTCTACTTGCTTATCAGTTGTTACAGCTTCTGCCTCAGTTTCTGTTACTGTCTCAGTTACATCTTCTGTAATTCTGTATTCTTCAGGTACTTGACCATTTTGAATTGCAGCAATAGCTTGTCTTCTCAATTCTGATTTAGGAATAGGATCAGAGCCATCTTCTAAATACCAAGCTTTACCATCCCAAGTAGCATCTTTCATGTTCTTAGGATAACCAAGATTTTTTCTTTTATAATACTGTCTAGCAGTTTCACCTTTCTTTTGATAGCTTTCTAGTTCTTTACCTTCTCCTGCTTTAATTAAAAAGTCACCCAGCTCAGTACCAAATTGAGCCATATTGCCAATCATAGCATTATTTTCCATAGCTAATCCTGGTTCACCTGCAGGTGGCATAAATGCATCCATTGGTGCAGGCATTCCTTGTTGTGGCATTTGTTGTTGAATATCTTGTTGTTGCATTTGTTGAGCCATCATTTCTTGCAACATCATTATTTGTTGCTGTTGCTCTAATGGTAATGATGCAAATGCTTTGGCTTCTGCTTCTTTTCTTGATATCTCTTCTACTTTAGCAGTAAACTCAATTGGGTCTTCGCCAATAGAAACCAAGTATGGATGAGATGCTAAAGGCACCCCATCTGAAAAATCTTTTTTAGCTTCTTGTATAAAGGCAAGTTTAGATAAATCATTCATATTTTTTTTAAGCATAAGCTCTGCACTTGTAGCAGAAATATTATCTGCATATTGTGAATCTAATTCTGCATAATAATCTTGCAACCCAAACTTTTTAGAAATTTTAGCTGGGGTTTTTCTACTTCCTCCTAATCCAAACTCACTCATTTCATCTTTTGAAAGTTTAAGTTTTCTTGTATCAGAAAAAATAAAAGATTGTTCTGGCAAAAACATTGGTACACCACCACTACTATGTCTTGGTCCTGTTATATCATATAAACCAAATGTTCCATCATCATTTAAATCAGTTAATACTGTTTCTCCACCTTCTGCTTCTAAGTTAGCATCTTCTCTAGGTACACTAGATAAACTATATCTAACAGATTCATCTTGTGAATTATTAAAGTTAGTGCTACCATAATATGCTTGTGGAGTTGTAACCAAACCATAATCAGCTTGATCACCTGTTGTCATACCACCATCTCTCATAGACTTTGTATCTTCAACAACTTTCCCATTACGGATGCTGAAACCTTGCGGTAATTTGTTTATTTTAATTTTTGCCATAATTATAATTTTTCTATGTCAGCTCCAGCTGCAATTAGTTTTGCCAACATTCTTGAATCAACTTCTACAGTCTGCTCTCCTCCATTTTGTTTTTTTGATTTAATCAAATGAATGTAACCATTGTCATCATCATAATAATCAGCGGTCTTAAAATCATATGATCTACCATCTTCACTTGGATCTGAAGTATAATAAGGAGCTTTATTTTTATAATTTACATTAACAGGTTGACCTGCATTATATGCTTCAGGATCAATTTGTGATGCTAAGTATTGTTGTAATTTAAACTCAGGAAACATTCTAGCACCACTTAAGTTATTGCTATTACCTATAAACAGTGTATCATTTTCAGTAACTCCCATTTGAGACATAATATCTTTTATAGCAGTTTCATCATTTTTGTTTTTACTTCTAAATAGCTCTATATACTCTTGTAGGTAATTATGATCATAGTTTTTAATTCTATTTTTTCTTTCTTTTCTTGTTTCTCCAGCTTCTTGAGCTTTAGCTAACTCTCTTTTAATAACTCTATCTCTATTTGCAAGATATGCTTCTTCTCCTTTAGCTCCACCATATGCCATATTACTAAGTATGTTATGCTGTGCTTCTGGAGGCAATGCTTTAAAGCCAGGATTGTTTACACCACCACCTTCTTTACTCATATATAATCCTGTTGTTCTATCACCCTCACTACCCATTAGTCCGGTGTTTACATCAAAAGTCCCCCTCTTATTAAATGCATCAGTAGTAGTTCCATATAAATTATCTGCAACTACATCACCACGCATATCTGCATAAGCATTATTCCATTCTTTTTGCTGGTAAATATCATTAAAAATATCAGCTGTTTGAACTGCGGCATTAGATAAATCACCAAATAATCTACCACCTATTGTATTTGGAAATCTTAGTAAGCTATTATTAAAATTACTAAGTAAAGCATTAGGACTTTTATCTTTTTTGGCTGTAGGAAGATTTATATCTCCAAATAAATCTGCTGCTGTTCTTTGAGCAGGTTGACTATTTGTTTGATCTTCTGTTGGATTTGGATTAAAAGGATTATCAAACTGTTCTACATATTCTGCATACAGCTGTTGAGCATTGGCACCACCTCTTGTATCAGGGTCTTGCACCACCCATTCCTTAAAGGTAAGCTTATCATTTGCTACCGGACCTCCAGCTGAACCTGCAAACTGTTTAATAGGAAGCTCTGCCCCATACATAGCAAACATTTCTTGAAAGTCTGTAAAATTAGGAAGGCCTTTATCAAATTTAGGGTCTAAAGGACCATCATAGTCTTTTGGAATAAACATATCAAATCCAGGATCTAAAACATCTTGAATACCATGTTCATCAAATCCAGAATCTGGAGTATCTTGAATACCATGTTGATCAAATCCAGGATCTAAATCTACTTCTTGTGGATCTTTCTTTTCAGTAGCAGGAACCTTACCGTCAGCAGACATTGGATCTACTTTATATTCAGTTGGTATTTCTTGTCCTTTCTTTTTTAATATAGATTCAATATATGCTTTTGTTTCTGCTGTTCCTGTTTGCCATTTCTTTAGCAGATCATCAGAGATTTTTTTTACTGCACTTGGAGCATTTACATCATCTAGTATTCTATCTGCTTCTGTTTTTATAATATTTCCTAATGCATCTTTCTGTTGATCTAGTTCTGGATTTTCAATTTTAAATTGTTCAAACCATTTAGCTGCAGCATTTTTATTTTCATCACTTAAATCAAATTGAAATTTATATTTAGTATCTGCTGCTTTTTGTAATTGATTAGATATTTTTCTTCCTTTCCAATCTCTAAAACTGCCATCTTTTACACCATCACCATCTTCATCTTTACCGCTAAATAAATCTTTTCCTACTGAACTAATTGCATTAAGAGTTTTACCCAAATTTAAACCACTGCTTGTTTTAAATAAAGCAGGATTAAACATAAAAGGATCTGGATTTATATATCCATTGTCATTTTGATCTACATAATCTTTAATTACATTTTTATCTTGATCAGTAACTTTTACATTATTACCAGAAATATCTATATTACTATTCTTTGCAGCATTTGCAAAAGAATTCATCATGTCTAAGTTATCTGTGCCAGCAGAGTTTGATGTTTCTTTTCCTTCTTGTGCTTTAGGTGCATCATGAGTATATCCAGCTTTCTTTAATCTAAGGTGAGCTTCATGATCCCTTGCTCTAATCTTTCTATCACCTTTATACATAAAGTGTGGCTCAAATTCACCACCTTCTTCCTTCTTCCATCCAGCAGCATTCTTAGCAAAGTTTGCCATTTTTACTACTGATGGTGGATAATTATCTGTGTTACTCATAACTTTGTTATAAGCTTCAGATACTGACATACCTCTTGCTTTAGCCCATCTAGTAAACTTACCTTTATTTTTAGGTTTAATTTCTATACCAGATTTAGCTTGATCAATAGATGTAATATCCATATCCATAGCAGGAGCTTGTTCTTGCATTTCTTCTGCTCTTGCTAGTTGTTGAGGATTATTTGTTATTTCTTGAGGGCTGGGTTCTTTTGGTTGTTGCATCCTTTGAACTTCTTCAAACAATTGAATGATTGCTTCCTCTTCATAACCAAGTTGCATAAGTGCTTGACCTATAAGATTTTGATCTACTTCTTGTTGCATTAATCCCATTAATACTTCTTGAGGTTGTCTACCCTCATCAATAGATGTAGAAAATATTTCAGTTATCTGCATAACTTGTGGATCAACTTGAGGCTGCTGTTGCATTCCAGGTTGACCAGGCATCATTGCACCTCCTTGTTGTTTTACACTTTTTTTGTTTAAATCCACGTTGATAATATTATATTATTAATATACAAATAATTAGGGAGATTCACTAATCTTTATGGTTTAAGCTTTATAAAGATGAGTCAAAATATAATTTGGTGGAGACATGTTTCCTAACTCTTTTGCATCTTTATAATGTTTTCTATTTAATTTATCATATATACTTTTAGCTTTAGCTTCTTCATTAGTACCATCATATATTCCATCCATATAATCTTTATACATCTGAAGCTTTTTCTTTTCTCCACCTATTTTATAATCTGGCATGTACTTACCCAATTGCTGAAATTTCAAATATTTAGCATTTTTCTTAACTCCTTCAGTATATGTCTTACCGTCATCTTTGCTTGAACCACCCCAATGTTTAGGAAGAGTATTAAACAAATCATTTCTATCTACACCTTCTCTATTGTTAGCTAAAAATGCTAATCTTAACACAGTAGCAATTGCTGCTTTCTCAGGATCTAACAAATCTTTATTAGATGTTATTCCAAATTTCTTTAAAATATTTATTTGTTTTTTATTTTCTGGTAAGTTTTTATCTTCTTTAGCTATGTTTTCCCATCTAAGCTGAGTTAACCCAACACTATTATAATCTTCTTGTGCACTTTTAGAATAAGTTGGTAAGTTAATATTTGATGATTGTGCTGCAATTGCTAATAAAGGAGAAACATTTGATAACTGATTAGTGGTATCTAATGTAAAACCCTCATATTTTTTAAACACATCAGGAGATGAAGTTACAGTAGGTAACAGATTAGTTGAACCTACTACTGGCAATTGACCTTTTTTATTTAGGTCAGCAACATATTTGTTGGCTCCTCTTAAAAGGTTACCTGATTTACTATGCGTGTCACCAAAATTAGATTCATTACCATAAATACCAAAAGCAATTCTAGCAATATCATTATATACATCACTAGGTATACCTGCTTCTTGCATTATTTGTTTCTTGTTATTTACTAAAGCATTTATAAATGGCTTTGTTGAATTTTCTTGTTCTTCTTTATCTGATGTATCTGACGTAAAGAAATTACCAACAGATTTTAAACCTCCTGTTTCATTATACACATCTTCTTCAAAAGCCTGTTGATCAAACACTGGACGTATAGGTTGATAGTTTAATGTGTTTACAGTATAGTTAGATCCTTGTTGAGTTTGCTCTCTACCTTTAGAGTCAATATAATTAGATGTATATTTTTCTCTATTATCTTTAGACATTTTTAATACAGCTTGTCCATCAACCCATTGGAAATTATTACCTTCATCTTCTGGTAATATATATACTGCTGTACCTGCCGGCATTCCTAAATCATATAATGCTTGCAAATCACTACATTGACCATTTACACAGCCATTACTTGCTCTATTATTATCTATATTACCATCATCAAATAAACCTTTTCTACCTTTTGTGGGTCCATGAATAGCTGTAGCTACATCTATATCAGTACCATCTGTATATAAATTAAATGAAGGAACACCTTTACCACCATATTTATCAGGTGAATCAGCATAACTTTCTTTTATATAATACTTACCAGCACCTGTATTTTTATTACCGGCACTCCAATTAGGAATCCACTTACCATTTCTTTTATCTTCATCTGTTATTTGTCCATCATTATTCAAATCCCACATTTTTGTTACAGTTAAAGCATCACCTTCATTAGCACCTGTAAGAACTTCAAAATCTAATACTGATTTGCCACCCCTCCAAACTTCTAATCTTTTTGTTTTTTTGTTTACTATAACATAATGACCATTTGGATCATTAACCATTTGTGATTTTTTTATAATATCTTCATCAGATGAATCATTAATATTTCTTCTATCCTGATCCAACAGCTCAACATCTTGCCAAGTTTCTTCAATTTCATCTACTGGTTCATATGAATCTTGAGGTATCCTTAGTTCTTGATTAACAAAAATTTCATTAATATTAGATATATCATTTTCTTGTGCTAACTTTCTTACTGTTGTACCATATTTAGTTGCTATTCTTCCAAGAGTATCACCAGACTTTACATCATAAAAAGCATATTTAGTTTTACTCTTTGGTAATTTTATTTCTTGATTTATTGAAATCTTACTCGGATTAGCTATATCATTTAACTCAGCTATCTCATCTACAGTAGTTCCATATTTATCTGCTATTCTAGTTAAGTTATCTCCAGACTTTACAGTGTATATATTTAATTCTTCTTTTGGTTTTTCATTTTGTTTTTCTGGTTCACGTAAAGGGCCAACAAAAGAAGAGTTTAATTCTGGAAGTTCTTCAACATAATTAGATGGCATCCATAATTGACTATAGTCATAACCTTCTTGCTCATTTTCTCTCACAGGTCCAGCAAATTGTTTTTCAGGAAGATCATCTTGATATTTATATAATTGCTTATAGTAATCATATGCTTCATCAGTAGTTGTCTTTAGAAAATTTTCCTGTACGTTAGGTCTGCCTTCTGTATTTTTATCAAACAAAATCATATCAATATAATCTTGAGTTTCTTTAGGTAATCTAGAAACCCATTGAATATCATTATATATATCCAGACCTTCTTCTTTTAATTCATTTAGCAAATCTCTTGTATTACCTCTACCCCAGTTATATGCTGCTAGTGTTTTAATCAATCTTACATCTTGATCTTGATTTTCCTTATTTATAAATGATGAGTTATACAATTCATTCATAGACCATTCTTGGACATCATGATTTTGTTCAGGATCATATGGATCTATTTCTTTAACATTTTTTGCTTTCTTATAATCTGCTATAAGACTATCTCCTATTTGACCAAGACCCATATAACCTGCACTACTTTTAGCTTTTGGGTTTAAGTTAGATTCAACATAAGCTTGCTTGTACAATAGATTAGGATCAATACTGTTTTTATTTTCTACCTTTTTATCAGAGTCTTTGGGGATATAAATTCTATCATAAAACTCATATGGTTTTATGGCTGCATTTGCTATACTGTTAAAATCATACTTATCATATATAGAAAGATATTTCTGATCTTTTGCTTTGTCATAACCTACCTCAACTTGAAAATTTTGTAATGGATCAATATTCATAAATTGCTCTGGTGTTACTTTACCATCAGAACCATCTTCAGTTTTACTCCAATAATCTTCTTTCATGTAACCCGCTAAGCCATCAACAGTTTCTTTATATCCTATAGGGAGATCTTTAAAGTCTGATATCATACTTTCTCTATCAAGTATGTCATCTGATATTTTATAATATTGCACTCCTTCCTCTTTTGAATTAGTTGGTGAATATTCTGTTTGCTTTTGTATGTATTTTTCTTTAGGATTAAGACCAAGCGCACGTGCCCATGCTTCTTCAGAAAAATCATAATCACCATCAGAATCAAACAAGGGTTTTGTTGGTTCTGTTATACCTAGTGCATTACCTATTGCACCAAATGCTTCTTTAGTAATGCTGCCAAAACCAGGATAACTTTCAGGTCTTACTTCTTGAAATATTTTAAATCTAGTTTCAAGATCAAGTTCTGGATTAAGTATGTCCTTAGTTTTTTTACCTAACCAATCATTAAAGCTATCTGCTTTTTCAGCAGCACCTTTTAAAACTGGTATTACTGCATCATCTAATGTATTACCTCCTCTTTGGTAGAGTTTATTAATTCTTTGCTGTGTATCTATTTGTTTGCTATTCGGGTTCCATTTTGATGGGCCATAATAATCTATTATATCTTCATTGTCTACTCCGCTCATAGCAAGCTTAGCCTTTTCTTCAGAATCATATATTCCTATAGTTCCACCGGTACTTGTATCACGCACTATAAACCTTCCGTCACCTGCTTTTATAGATACTAATTTGCTTTTAGAATTTTTTACAGGTTCTGAAAGTGAAGGCTTATCATTCATGTCAAAATCAGACATCAGCTTTTGTAAAGGTTTTAACTCTGGCTTTTCTACAAATTGATGTCCAAGTTCATACCATGCACTTTTAATAGTGTCATTATTTTTAATAGATGTAAAACTATCAATTTTGTTATTTTCAGCATAATCTGGATAATATTTGTTTATCCATTGTCTAAATACACTTTCATCTACATCAGATGGTAAGTCTGATAAATTATATTTAATATCATGCGGTAATTTTAAAACAGGCATCTCAGGATATTGATCTGATAAATCAGCTGCTGGATCAAAGTATGGTATATGTTTTAAGTTACTTTTGTTGCTGACTCCAGGATTTGTACCTGCTTTAGCTTTACCATACTTTCCTAATGTTTGTATTGCATTTTGCCAATCCGGATTATTCTCCTGCCAATTTTCTCTTTCTTTAACTGTATTAAAAGTTGTGTCTTTATATTGATTATACCAAACATCTTTATAAAGTTCTTTTGCTCTTTCTATATCTGCTATGCTTTGATTTCTTTTATTCAATTCTATCTGATAAGCCTCACGTGCTGCATCATTTTCTAATTGTTTTTCTCTTACTCTTGGGTCAAATATTGATTCATATACATCACCCTCATTATATCTAATGTTTACATTTTCATCCGGTGTATAAAATCTATTTAGCACTTCAAGACCAGATTGAGCATACCGTGATTTATCTTTGCTGTCATCTACAGATGAAATCTCATTTAATTGATTAAAAATCTCATCATTACTATATACATCCTGTAATTGCATTAATGGATTATAACCATCTGACTCTCCTCTGTTTAACTCTGAAGTTCTATCAATTATTTCTTGAAATTTTTCTCTAGTTAATGGCTCAGTCATAGGATCATATATTCCTAGATCTTTTGCTGCTGACCTAATTGTATTTAATCTAGTTCTAGCTTCAGTAGGATCAGAAACATAATCTCCCCAGGGGCTTCTCTGTATCTCTATCTGTCCTTCTTTTACAGACCCATCTCTATTAAAAGCTACTATGGGATTACCATCTGCATCATAGGTACCATAGCTTGCTATATCAATATTATTTATTATAGGATTTCCATCATCATCATACCCCTCTATATTAACCCTTTCGTCTTCAAATCTTTTAATAGTTTTTTGAGGTATAAGTCTATCTGAATTAAGGTTTTTATATATCTGTATAGCCCTATCTTCAAGATCGTTTGTTTCTTGGCCAGTGATATAATTATATGCTTGATTTGCTAAAGCAACATAGTTTGGTAAAACTACACTGCTTGGTCTAGTACTTAGTGAAGCATTTGCTAAAGCAATTTTATCTCCAATGCTTAAGTTATCTTTATATCTTTTTAATGTATCTTTTCCAACTCTATCTCCACTATGGCCTACTTCATGTTCAAAAGTGTTTTCATAAACATGCCCTTCATGATTAGTATGTGATGGTTTAAAAAATTCAAGTTCACCATTCCTACTCCAAGATGTTGCACCTACACTTTCATCTTCGTGTGTATTAGGATTTACTATTATAGGTACGTTTTGTAAATTACCTATTCTACTATTAGTTATAAATTCAGCATCATCATTTGGACCAACCTCATTTGCTAATATTTTTTTATACATGGGTGAATCTAACCATTGTCTTTGAAATGAATTATCAACACTTTCTTGATTAGGTACAACCCCTTTAATATCATTTACTTCACCCCTTAACTGAAATTTAGGTTTCCAAGAACCTTCTCCAAACTTTATAGCAGCTTCTTTATCTTCTCCAAAGTCTATAAGCTCACCTCTTCTTTTAGCTTCTTCATATGCCTCTTTCCAAGGTTTATTAGACATATCAACCCAAGTACCATCTGGATCTTGAAATAATGTTGGGAATGAAAACCAGTTCTTTCCATCTAAAGTTTCAGTAGCCATAAGGTGTGTTGACTCACTACCATCAGGATTTTTTCTAGCACCTTGTCTTTTAGGTACTTCAATACCATTTTGAGCCATAGGCGTTTCCATTACCATATCACCTGGAAATTGATATTCATTTTCAGGCATCATCATTTGTGAATTACCAAGGTTATCTACACCCATAATAGGAAAGTCTACATCTTTCATGCTTATGTTTCCTGACGGAATGAAATTAACCGGATTGGTTTTATCTGGGCTATCATTTCTATACCCATCTACAGATATATATTGTGTTATATCTATTAAGAACTCATTTGGTCCTCCTGGTAATCCTATGCTCTTTCTTTTTCCCATTATCTTTGTGATAGTAAAAGTTTAGTATTATTAAGTCTAAGCAGCATTTTTCTGTTGCCTGATACATTCCTACGTAAAATAACATTATAAGAATAGTGTCTAAACTTGTTACGGTCAGGTTGGCTTTTACCGTAATTAATGTTAGTTTGATTTAAAGGTCTAATATATCCATTACATGATGTGTCAAATATTGGCTGTTCTGCATTTGTAAACTCACCTCTATCATTAGTCACATCCCAGAATTGATTAAATCTAAATTTATGTTCTACTTTAGAAACTAGAATTTGTATACCATTAAATCCAATAGAAGGAAAATCTAAATTAGTCCAAGGGCTGTTGACCGGTTGTGGATTTAGTAATAGTAAACCTGATGTTTGATCATTGTTATAAATAATAGAAGCATCAAAGTTAAAATCTAAATCTTCCCATTTATCTCCACCACACATGTTGTATTGTGGATCTCCTTTATATACATAAGTTTCTAATTGATATTCAAAACTTCTTATGGTATTAACCGCTTGTCCAGTATTAGATATCAAATCTATTTCCCATGGGTAGTCTTCACCATAATAATTTGCAAAAGAGTCACATCTTACATTGTGTCTCCAAAAACCACCTACTTTATAATTAGGTTGTAAAGAATCATAATAAAAATAGTTACACTGCTTAGGGTTTGATTGAACAAAATCTGGATTTCCAATCTGATAAAGTAAAGGTGGTGTATCTGGACATTCACCTGTCTCAGTTAAAACAGAACCCGGTACAGTAGAAGGTGGACATTCACATGTAACTTTCCTACATATCGGTCTTTCATTTTCTAGATCACTACATGTTCCACTAGCCTGATCATATACATTTCCATTTGATGCATCTGGATAAACTAGTGTATATCCTGTTGGACATTCACAAACAAAATCACTACCACATATACTTGATGTTATTTCTTGAGCAACAACATCCCAATTAGAAATAGGATAATTTGCATTTATATCAGATTGAATTCCATATATATAAGCACTAGTTGTTGATCCAGCTGTACCACTAGTTATAGTAATATCTTGACCATATTGACAAACTATATTGTTTAAAGCTGCACTTTGAGGTTGACCGGGTCCTCCTGGATAAGGTGAATTAACTCCACAAAATACAGTATACATAAATTGAAAATTAGGAGCAGCATTACTTACTGTTTGAATTGTTGGAGATTGCAAATTACATTGAGGACCTGGGTTATTACCAGTATCTGTAACAGTAATAACAATTCTTCTATAGCTTGGATCATTTTGTCTTGCTGGATAATTTGCTGCTAAACTTGATGATCCCGTTTGTTGAGCTAAACCAATTGCTTGGTTCATACCTGCAGCTGTTGCAGTTTGACTACCATACCAATTATTTATGTACCAAGTTTGTACATTAGCAGAATTAACATTATCTGACATTGAAACAGGACTAATAAATGGTCCATTTCCAGTTGTCCAACTTCTTTGTTGATTAAGACCAGACCAACTTGTAAAACCAATTTGCATAGAACCCCCATTTAATGCATTTTGTATTTCTGGTTGATTAACAAAAGACATCACCCATTGTAACTGTGCAAAAGCTCTAGTCCCATTGGTTTGTGGGTTACCCGTACTACCAGAAGTATCCATTGCTATTACAATATCAATAAGACATGCTTGAGGACCTCCTGATATAATTGAGTCACGGTTATCTACAATAACTTCTGCAAGTTCTGTAGTATTAATTCCTATTTCACATAACCCTGTACTAGGATTAAAATTATAACCTGGAGGACATTGCGGAACAGTTGTCTCAACAGTCTTTGTAGTAAAGAAGTGATTTATACTTGGTAAAGCTAACTCAGGATGCCAATCATGAAAAGATATCCATGCTTTAGATTTTGGGTCATAACTAATAGTCCATGAACAATCATCAAAATATATTGGATCACCAATATCAATACTTACTGGCACTCTTGCCTCACCTCTTATCTCTATTGGTCTAACCGGTCTATCAACAAATGTTGCTTGACCAATATAATCAGGTTTTAATTGATAATCTTTTTTCATAAAGTAGACTACATCATCTACTGAATCATACATTACTTGACATCCTACTCCTGCTACAGGATTATCTGTCCATTGTGTATTTTCTGAACTTGGAAATTGTTTTATAAATCTAGAAGGTAAATATTTAGCAAACCACCATTTCATTCCATTATTAGATATAGGATCTAAACCTTTACCTCCATACTGAAATATTTTACCTTGTTGTTGAGATATAAAGAATAATCCAAGTGGTGTATTAATAACACCTCTTAAACTCTCACAGGAACCATATTCATTTGATATGTCTGCATTAGCTACATTTTGAAACGGTTGACTAAATAAACCTCCATCACCTATAGTAAGCTTTGTATCTAATTGAGTTTTCAGTGTATCAAGACCCTGAAACATTTGTGGAGATAAGTATGGGAAAAATACTAATGCACCACTTTTGTTTATAGGTTTAATTACACTTACTTCATTTTTAAAATCTTTGTAATTGTTATTTAAAAATACTCTCCAATAATCTCTTTTTGATTCTTCTTGCGCTTGTAATGAATAAATTAATCTTTTTGGATAACTAACAAAACAATTTGCTGCAACATAGGGATCATAATCTCTAGGTTGAATTTGACCAAAAGATGACATTTGAGTAGGGAATCTACTTGGACTTAATGATTCATCATACTTGTAAAAATTATCATCTTTTTCTATTCTTGCATGAAAGAGCTCATTTAAATCATTATAATCATATACACTATAAATTCTTTTTTTAGGTTCATCTTCCCAATCTCTTTGATCTAAATTTACTTCTGATTCAACATAAAAATCTAAGATTCCATTTACATGAGAATAAATATATGCAAATGCCATAGACAATGCAGGATTAGGATCACTACCATTATTAAATATACTACTCCAAGAGGAGTTTGTTGAATTACTTGTTCTATCTAAATAAAATAAATCATTTGGCATCAATGCTGTAGCAGCATTTGAACTACCTAATCCAAGAGTAACAAACTTTTGTGCTAAAGGTGTTAAATCAAATCTTTGTGAGTTTAACCAGTATCTTGGATATGGTATATTTACATATAATGAATAATCAAAAGTATAACCATCAGGTTGACCTAATAAAAATCTTGTAAAAATAGGCATTATGGTTTTTTCAGTATATCTACCTATAAATGTGTCTCCACTAAAAATTGGATCACTAGTATACATATATTGATTTGGTAATGTTGAATCTAACAATTGAATGCAAGATCTCATTGGTATTTGTTTTATACCATCTAGTTGACCATACTGATTATCAAAATTAAATTTAAGAGCACCATAGTATGCGGATATATTACTTTTTCTTGCTTGTTTATATTTTTGAAAATATGAGTTACTATGTGGTGCAGGGTTTGAGTTTTGATATACTCCAGCTGAGCTTAATGATACATCTAATGATCCACCTATAGTATATCTTGATTTATCTTTTACATCAGGATCAGTAAGGCTTTTTTCTAAACTTACAGCTACTGTAGAAGGTCTAAATAAATTATTAATTTTATAGTTACCATTATCAAATGTCTGAAATGATTGTCCTATATAGTTAGAGTCTGAATTTTTAATTCTCCATAAACCATTTGTTTGCTTACTAAAATTACTAAAGAATCCAAATGAATTGTGTTTTAAGACAAAACTATTTGCTGACTGCATGTTATATATTAACTCTAAAAACTCATTACCTCCAGCTGCTATATTAGCTTTAGAAGTTTGAGCTGACATCCATATTTTTAAAAATATAGGTATTGATGAAAAGTTGTTATCTGATGTCCATGATATTTCTTCACTACCACCACGCATACCTGGCAAATTACCTATAGCTTGTGATAAAGCCATCTGAATTTTTTCAGTAGCATAATTAGTAGCACCACCTATCCATAAGTCTGCTAAACCAGTAGCTGAATCTAATAAAGCTTCAAGAAGTACTGATATAGCTGATTGACCAGTATTAGCAGTTGCATTTGCTATAGAATATGCTCCTTGTGCTACACCTGGTTGATTACCGGAAGTTATACCAATAAATGTACCTGACTGTGATGTCATATTACCAGCAGCACCATTCCTTCTAACATTTTTAGTACCCCTTACTTGTCTTATTGCATAACCTAATCCTATAACTCCAGATATTATAGCTGCTCCATTTCTTAATAATTTAAATTGAGGATGATCCTCGGATGGTTGAAATGTTCCACTTGCACTACCTGATAACTGACCATATATTTTAGTTTCATATGCATTCAAAAAAGGTTTAGTAAACATAAGCTCTGGTGAAGAAAAAGTAAAAACTTTTCTTGAATATCCACTTGGCTCACCATTAATATCCGGTCCATCTCCTAATGCTTTATAATCATCTAATGATTCACTAAATGAATGAACACCGTCAGTTCTATTTAGTATATTATTTCCGCCTTTATGGAAATATACATCTGGCCTTAAATCATTATATGGATAATTAGGATATAAACCTTGTACATCTCCACCAATTAAATTTTCTGCATTTGGTACAGTATACTTACGCATGTTTCTAAATAAACCTTTTCCTAAAATAGATTTTGCACCTAATCTAGATCCACGTAGTATTTCATAACCAACTACATTTTCTATGTAAGATCCATTATTATATTTAGGCCTCCCAATATTGCTAAACTCAACCCCTAGTATATTTATTTCGTCTCCATTTGAGCTTGTCAAATGCAATGGAGAAGTATTACCCCCTATTGATTCATCAGGCATTTTATGATGTCTTATTGGTTTACCACATAAGTCACCCCATATATCTGGTCTATTTGATGGATAAAGTTCTGTTGATTCCCAATACCCCATTTCACCTCTACCAGTAATTTTAGTTTCATCAGGTAAAGCGGTTATTGCAGTAGAAGTAATTGAAGCTGTATTGTATACTTTAAAAAGAGGATCTCCAGTTGGATTTAGTACATTATTACCATTAATAATTTCGTTCTCCATTGTTCCATTATACATTTCAGGTGCTCTACCTGGTATATGATATGATGAAGATCTTTCTCCTGTGTTATATATCCATCTTATAAAAAATGCATATTGTTCATCACGCAATAACCCTGTTCTATTACCACCTTTAGAATAATATGTAGATGGTACAGAATTAATTACCCAATTTGTTTTTATTTCATTTGCAATAGGTTGATAATTAAAATCAAATTGTTCTGTTGGTCCTTGCCTTATTAACCAATCATTAACCACAAACATAGACTCAGACTTTTCATAAGCTGGACTTCTAAGAGGTATCAATTTTAAATCTACAGCTGATAATGACTCGTCTATAAAGTCAATGTTTATTGTGCTTACTTGAGTACTATATAAACCAATTCTTTTTGCTGAGGTTTGCCCTTGATTTCTTCTTAATATAACTAACTCAAAATAATCATAGTCTAAATCTAAATTAGAAAAATTTATGTCTAATGATCCTCCGGTACCTTCATGATTCCATAGTGTCTGAATATTAGATATACCTATATAGTCAGTTACTCTTTGTTCATTTTCTGTATAGCCTACAAAAACTTGATAAGCACCATTAGCCAACATTCCGCCATCAATAGGAAGTAAGACACCGGTAATGTAAGCAGATGCAGCAGATGCAAAAAACACTGCTGCCCCATCTAAGTC